TCTAGCAGTTTTAGGATTAAATTTTGCTGTGGTTACGTAATCTGTTCTTGAAACTTGTTCCTCATTATGATAATAAGAAACACCTTCAGTTAAATAATTTGATGTTTGACTTGAAGCTGTTGTAGATAATGCCAAAGGTTGGTCATCATTATTATTATTATTTTGATAAAAAGTAATTTTATCACCTCTTCTTACATAAAGAGCAGTTGCCCATTCGATAGTAGAAGTTTCATCAGCGTCTATTTGAAATTTTGTTGTTGAGTCAGTAGGGTCAGTTGTAACCTGAATATTATAATGATACATTGTATTTTGTTCAGGTCTTTTACCTGTTGTATCTGACTCTCTTATCATTAAATAATCAGTATTGTTCCATAATACGATATCGTCTTTTTTATATGCGACAGAATTATCGTATTCGCCACGATAATTAAACCATAAATTTCCGATTTTTGTTCTAGTAATTGCCATTTTCTATCCTATTTATATCTATAATTACTCGTTGCTAGGAGTTTCTACACCTTGCTCAGCGTCTCCTGTTGTTCTATAAATTAAATTTCCTGCTTTGTCAATTTCAATTCTAACAGAACCATTTATTACATCAAAACCTGCATTTTGTTCAGCAGCATTAAATAATGTATCTTCATATTGATTTACAACGTTAAAGTTAGTTATTACTTTTCTGTTTAATTGTCCTGTATCTCTATCAAAAGATAATGTTTGTAAATTAGGAGTTACCGAACCATCAACATAATTTTTGTTTACTAAATGATTTGCCAAAGTTGGCGCTACACTTGTTTGTGGTATTGTTGTAAATGTAGTTGTATTTCCAGTTGAAGCTGATATGTTCGCACCAGAAATTGTTATTTCACCTATTTGAGCAGAGTTAACGGTCAAGTTGTTTTGACCACCACCTAGTTGATTTTCAACAAATGTTCTAATTGCTTTCTCGGTTACGAGAGCAGTATCAGAATTATCACCTAAAGTACCATCTGTACTAAATTCTGAAATTGTTGCACCAAAATTTCCTAATGCAACTGAACCTAAAGATAATTGTCTCAATCCAGAAAGGTCAAAAGCTTCTGCGTTCAATGTTGCCTTACCTGTTGATTGTTCTACTCTAAACAATTCACCAACTCTAAAGTTACCATCTTGGTCGGTTGAAGTATAGAATACTCTACCTCTATCTAAATCGTAAACTTCGTCTGCTTGGTCTGGCGCTTGTGTATAACCATTTAAGTCAGGATAATTTGTAGTTGATATACCACCTGTACCAATATCTAGGAAGTCGTGACCTGTTAATCTTATATTTGAATAATTTTGTCTAATTGTAGCAGTTGTTCCGTGTGTTGGAGCATTTGCTTTTGAAATATTTGGTGATACTTCCATATTTGTTATACCACCGTTTGCGTGTGCAAGAACACTTACTATAATATAACTTACACTTGAAGCATTTGAAAATACAATACTTGAACCTGCTTTTGGTTGAGCAGAAAGACCTGAAGTTTTTACCGTAGCACCTACTGGTAAGATATCTGCATAACCATTACCGCTTACGGTACCTGCTGTGTTCTCTTGTTTGTAACCTGAACCTGCAGCTACATAAGTCCATCTTGAAATTACTCCATCACCAATCGTAGCAGTACCAGTACCAACCGTTGTTGCGTTAGGGTCAGTTACCGTTACCGAAGGAGCAGATGAATAACCTGCACCACCATCAATGATTAAGAATTTTTTAATTATTTGATTTTCAATTACAACTCTTGCTAATGCGTTTCTTGTAGGAGAACCACCGCCTGTGATGGTTACTCTTGGCTCAATTTCATAATTTGTTGTTGCGTCTGGAGCAACTGCAACTGAAGTTGGACCAAATACATCAAAACCTGCTGAACCATCTTCTTTGAAAACGGTAGCAGTTTTAGTTGATGAAGTGTAATCTCCAATATAAGCAGTTTGTCCTGAAGCAGTACCAGTTGTTATTGTAATTCTCATTCCGTTATAGAAATCGTCAGCTTGCGTATCAGCAGCTGCTAATCTGATAGTTGTAGTTGAACCACCTTGAGCAACACCAGTTGTAGTGAAGTGACCTGCACCATTAGTTGTTGTATCAATATGTTTAACTGCACCGTCAGCAAAGTCAGCTGTGAAGTTAGCATTTGCGCCTGAACCTGTAATTGTTTCTGTAGCAGATGTATAAGTTTCACCTGCGTATTCTTGTTCTAATCTGTAAACACCAGCGTTTGATACTAATGCTCTACCAATGATTGCCTCATTATCTCTTGTAGTTACCGTTGATGTTACCGGTGTTTCGTTAGGGTCAACACCTGAAGCAACTGAACCTCTTTCACCATAAGAGTTGTTAGAGTTTAGTGAACGCATTACACCGCCTGAGTCAGCAAGATAGCCAACATAGCAGTAATATGTAAATACAGATACTAATTCTGATTTTGCACCATTTAATATCCATACACCAAAACCGTTATCAATGACCTGTGTAAAGTCATTTGCAAGTATTGATTTATTACCTGCATTGTGTAAAGAACCATCAATTTTAATACCGATAGCTCTAGTACCAATAGATGAGCAGTTTTGTACAAAAGGTGACCTTGCAACAATATGAACAGACGTGTCAGTAGGACCTGAACCTGGGTCAAGAGCACAAACAACACCTGTTGCTGTTGCACCTGTAGCAGTTGTTGGTCTTGTTAAACCATCTGAACTTGGCGAAGACGCTAATTGACCTGTCATACCACTAAATGTCATACCAGATAATGTACAAGAGTCATTTAATCTAAACATTGTCTGTCTGTTATTTGGTGTTGAACCATCACTTGAAATACCTGCACCAGCACCGTTATCAGTTGTAGTATCTGGCGAAACGGTAACACTTCGTAAGTTATCACCTATGATAGCAGTTTTTCTTCCTACTCTAATTGGTAATTGTTCAGTATATGTTCCTGTTGAAACTTTAATTGTTTTAAAATTTGTTGAATCTGAAAATGTTTGTGAACAAGCATAGTTTAATGTTCTCCAAGGTAATTCAGGAGAAGAACCTCTACCTGTATCTGTATTATCAACACCGTTTGTTGATACGTAATAAACTTTGTTTGCTACATTTGGTAATGCCCATACAATATCTGTACCATCTGATTTTAAGAAAGTACCAGCTGCACCGATTGGTAATCTAACTCGTTGAGTTGCGTCTCTAGTTAGTATATCACCTCTTGTAGTTAGAGTTGCGTTTGAATCTCCTTCTGCAAGTAAGTCCCAATCTGTTTGACCTGAAACATCTGGTCTATTAGAAGCTGATGATGTATGATTTGTTTTTGCTCTGTATGAAGATGAGCCGTGTGATACTGCGTCACCAATTTTGTAAGCAGTAGCAGATGACCAAGAAGCTCTCCAGTAAATACCTTCTACAACCAAATCCCAATATGAGTTAGTTGTACCTGTTGGTTCTTGACCTGTGCCATCAATTTTAGCCACGTAATAATGACCACCGTGATTGACGGTATCTCCAGTTTTATATGCTGTAGAGTTTGACCAAGTACCTGTGTTATTAAATCCTGTTGTTAATAATTTCCAATCTGAAGAGTTGTTATATGGTATAACATTGTTGTTTGCTCTTTCAGCAACATAGTTATAACCGCCGTAGGTTACTATGTCACCTAATTGGTATAAAGTTGATGAAGACCAAGAGTCTTCAAATTCTAATCCTGATACGAATAAAGTAAATTTTGTTTCATCTAAAGTTGTACCTGAAGATGTATGTTGAGTTGTACATAGATATGTGTTTGCACCATATTTAACTATGTCATCATTTCTGTAAGATGTTGAAGTTGCCCAATCACCTCTCCAAGCTAAACCAGCGGCAAATGTTTGCCACTTAGCATTATCATCATACAAGTCTGCTTGTGAAGTGTGTCCTGTTAAACATCTGTAAGTTGAACCACCAAAGGTAACAATGTCGTCAACTTTATAAAGAGTTGTTGCCGCCCAATTTCCTTTGTATTCAAAACCGCCGGCCATTTTTGCCCATTTAGGCGTTGAGTCATTTAAGTCTGTGTAGAAATCAGCTGCCGCTGTGTGGTTTACTTTACATACAAACGCATTACCACCATAAGTAAGTACGTCATCTTTTATATAAGCCGTTCCAGTAGTCCAAGAGCCTTTAAAGTGAAACTTTAGTCTACCTAGTACAAAATCTGCCATTGTTTTTTCCTATATTTCCTTATTACGGTGTCCAGTTACCTGTTGCACCATCTTTAGCACCGTATGTATATTCACTACCAATTCTTAATACCAAATAACCATCATCATTTATAAAGTATGTCGCTTTATTTTCATCAAATACGTGTTGCTCATATTTTCTGTTTGTAGTATTCGCCTGTCTAGGGTCGTTTGTTGAATTATAATCAATAGGTATATCATTAATATTATGCCCTACTGAATACGAGCCACTAGCATACGTCAACTCATTCTTTTGAAAATCACCTACTGAATTGTAAGCAACTCCCTCACCGTTGTCCATATTAATTTGGTCTCCGCTATACCAATTACTTTTGGTATAAGTTAAAAGGCCATTTTCATCACGACTTAAAGCGTGAAAACTATACTCACTAGTAATCGTTTTACCATTTGCGTCTTTAGCGTTGTAAACTTTATTAACTACTAGTGCCATATTCTGGTATTCTCCTAACTTAAATTCTATCTATATTTATAAAAGTTTTTAACTTAATTCTAATATAGATAAAAAACATTCCATATTAGATACATCACCATATATTCTAATTATATCACCAGCCTCTAAATTTAGAGGTTTATCCATCTGTAAAGTGTCATTTGGCGGTACCTCACCGTCTTTTATAACGTGTCTGAACGTTGAACCACCATCTGTCGTAATTTTGATTGTTCCTTTTGAAGTACCTGAACTATTTAAATTTGATATCATACAAGCGTGGATAACTGCTTTTGTGCCTGCTGGACACGTATAAACGTTAGCACTAGCCGAATCACCTACATTTAGAGCTGCACCTGCATTAATAAACGAACTAGCCATAATCTATTAACCCCCTAATGCGATTGCAAAAGCAACGGCGTCTCCCTCAGCTGCTAAAGGGTCACCAGTAGCAGTACCATCTTTAGTTAAATTTCCAGTTGTGATTACATCACCAGATACGTTAGGTAATTTAATAAGATTATCTGCCGTTGGCTCAACAACTCTTAATGTAGTTTCATAAGCGTTTGCAAGATATCCTTCAAATACTAAATCTGAACCGTTTAATACAATATTGTTTGTAGTAATATTACCATTAGTGGTAACGTCTTGTAAAATAACTGAACCTGCACCACCTAATTCTTTTACGGTACCATTTGATAGTTTTGTATAAAACTTACCATCAGAGGCGTTCATAGCCAATTCACCAACTTCAAGAGCTGAGGCTGCTGGTATCTGTAATGGTGTAAATGAACGTTTTGGTTTTATTACGGTTGCCATTATTTTCTATTCCTATTTCTAACTTTATATTTAATTCTGTTAATTAATTTATCTTTAGTTAATCGTCTATCTAATTCTATACCGATTTTTCTACCGATAGTCTCTAATTCTTTTTTTGTTTTATATTCTAAATCAACTAGTTTAACTTCTTTACTTTTCTTTTTACCTGATAAGTATTTTACTTGTTTACCATCATAAGATTTTAAAACACTATCAAACCATTTTTTAATAACATTAAACACTAAAATGACCCTCCGTCAATAGTGGTTACTTCAACATCACCTGAAGTTACCGTAAAATTATTTGAGTTAAATTTTGCAACACCAATATTAGATGAACTTGCTAATTCACCTGCAATAGTTAATTTATTTCCGTTAGCAGTTGTATTAATACCTTCGCCTGTTATAAACTCTAAAGTACCACCTACTGATACTTGACCTTGCGTTGAACTTTCATCTGTAAAGAAAATCGGGTCTGCTAGTTTAGAACTCGCTATACTACCTGCTAACATAGCATTTGTAATACCTAAAGCTTTAACTCTTAATGAATCTGTTGCAACTTCAATTGATGAGTTATCAACTTCAACATCAAGTCTATTACCTGTTTTACTTAAAGCGGCACCAGAGTCAATTTGACCTGCACCAGAAAATTGTGCTACATCTAAAGATGTTGTTCCAAAAGTTGGAGCACCTGTGTGTGTAAATACATAACCGTTATCTGCGTTAGCAGTACCTTCTTCAACAAATACGAAAGCGCCACCTGATAATTCACTTGGTTGGTCTTCAGGGGTTGCTCTTGTTAATACAAAGGCAGTTGAACCATCACCTTGCGTTGTTACCGAATAGATACCATTTTCAGAAGCTGTTGTTTGATTTTTAACTAAAAGTCTGTCGCCAACTGAAAGTGAAACACCATCAACTACGATAGCACCATTTGAACTTGCCGTTAAAGTTGCACCAACACCTGAACTACCATTATTATAAGTTGCTGATAAGTCAGCAGTAGTACCTGCTCTACAAGATGGTTTAGTGTCTAAACCTTGAGCAACTTGGTCAACATATGCTTTGTTTGCTAATGATTGACTATCAAAACCACTTCTATCTTCGTAACCACTAGGAACTTTTACCGTACCTGTGCCGTGTGGCGATAAATTAATATCCTTATTTGCACTACCAGTTGACATTGTTTGACCATTAATTGTAATGTCATCAATGACAAGTGAAGTTAATCCTGCAATATCTGTTTGTGTAGCGCCTAAATCTATTTGAGTTGAACCAACGGTAACATTTGGATTTGCTATGTTTGCATTTGTTATACCTGCACTACCAGATAAATTTGAATTAGTTAATGCCGTTGCATTTATAGTTACCGTATTATCAGTAACCGCCGCTTGCATACCAGAACCACCAGCAAAAGTCAAAGTCTCATTTGTATTATAAGTATCTGAACCAGTATCACCAGCTAAATCTATGTTTGAAAATATTGTTTCAAATGATAAGTTACCAGCACCGTCAGTTTTCATAAACTGACCTGAAGTACCATCACCATTTGGTAGTGTAAATGTAGTTGTAGCCGCTACGTTATTAGGTGCTTTTAAACCTATGAAGTTTGAACCATTATTTGTTCCTTCATTTATTTTAATTTGACCACCTGCTGTAGATGAGTTACCTACAATGAATTCGTCTATTGCTTTGTTTGAGTCAACAATTAATGTTGAGTTAGCAGTTAATGTTCCGTGAACGTGGTCATTTAAATCTGCAAAATATTTACCGCCGATAACGTCAATACTAGTTGCGTCACCATTTGAATCTACTGAGCCTGTTCCTATGAAAAGTCTATCACCTAAATTTGCTTGGGTACCTGTACCAAATGTAAGACCCATTTCACCTTGTTTTAGTGTACTAGGTGCTGAAGCTGCATTACTTCTTTTTATCTGAATTATAGTTGCCATTTGTTATCCTTAAAAGTTACCACAATTAAACAAGAGCGTTCCGGTTGTGGTTACTATCTCCGTTCTGGTTACAAACTTACCGTCTGAAGCTCTATATTGTAATAATGCACCATCATTTAATTCAGTTGTATCAACATCACCTAAAAGTTTTAATTGTAAAGTGGCGTTCCCAGCTGCCTGAGCTGAAGGAAGTTGTACTGAAACTTTTTGTGGACCGGCACTTGTATTTACATTTATTTTTGCTGTTATATCAGGCATTAAACTCCCTCTCTTTACTATATTTATAACAAAAAGACGCTAGAATTAAGTAGTAACCTGTGGACGTACAGAGATTAATCCCTCAATTACTCTGGTAACAACATCTCCGTTAACAATCTCTAAATCATATACGTATCTTGTATCATCAAGAGCAGTCGTTTGAGTGGCTGTTAGTGATAAGGTTACTACGCCTGAAGTGGCGTTGCTTATCGTGGTTGTGAAATCTTGTCGGGTTTGTGTGGATTGATAACCTTTCGCTAATTTTGCCCTAGCAGTATAACCTGTAAGGTCAAAAGCATTACCATTAGCGTCTTTTACGGTCACATCCGAAGTAAAAGTAGCGCCTTGGTCTATGGATAAATTAGCGATAGCGGCCATCTATTTTTTCTCTGTTTCTTTAATTTCTGTCTCTGGTGCTTCTTTTTTTATTAATTCTACTATTTTAGCGTTATAATGATTAGTCAAAACATCAATTTTTTCAAGCTCAAGTTTGTGTCTCGTTGCGTTGACCTGAATTTCTTGTCTTACCACAAGGTAATTTTGTAATTCAGGACTGAATTTTGTCTCATCATATTGTTTACCATCTATTGTAATCATATCAAATTCTCCTTATACTATACTATTTATATTATAAATAAAGATAGAATAGGAGAAAAATTATGGCATTTTGGACTAAAGTAACCTACACTAGACCTAATGTATTAACACCTTGGTTTGTACCCTCTGATGAAGTGATGGCTGTCATCAATGAATGGCGAACATCTGACCCAGCAAAAATAACTGCATACGAAATATCTGAGTCAGGTGATAAATTAAAGCAATATTATAAAATTTGTTTTACTTCAGTTGATACATCACTAGGTTTTGATGATACAGATGAATATAAAGCAAATGAGATTGCAAGAACTAATCATCTAAATGCAAATGGTATTACCGTTGAACTAACTCAACACGGTGATTCTTATCCTACCGAGTAGGTAAATCAAAACTATCATATTCTTCAGGTAGAGCAATATTCTGCCAACACATTTCATTCGTGTTATCTGATACTTTGTGATTACAGGTAAAATACATTTTATCTAATACCTTTAATTTTAGACTATTCTTTTTATTCCATATATCAATCATTCTTTTCATAGCTGGTCTTCTTTTGATACCTGCGATTGAGAAGAAAGGTATTAAGTGTTTAGATATAGCAATTTCTAAATGAATTGGCAATAGATAATTTGAAGCTGTTGCCTTTAATTCTTTTTCATTATAAAATGATAATGTGCTACTTCTAGCTTTTTTAAAATAATAACATCTATCTAATACTCTCACATAATCAGACGGCCAAAATTTACTTTGAAACATACCTGCCATAGCAATAACTTCATTATCTAATTCTACAACGTGATAGTTTATATAGTCTGGTATTCTTTTTTCAAAATCGTGAAAGTTATGTGGTGAATCTATTGAAGCTTCTTTTGATAGTTTAATTAACTTATCTTTATCTTCAATAATATCTTTAATGTAAATCTTCTTGTCCATTTACTGCAACTATTAATCTAATACAATCTTCTTTACCAAAATTCCAAGCAGAGTGTGTCCAACCTTGATTAACAAAGTAAACTGAACCGTCTGCTTTCATACTTAATAATTCTGGCTCTTCATTTTTTCTTTTAACTGCCGTAAACGACCATTCGTTTGTTTTTAACGGAATAAAATATCTAACACTATAAGTCGTATCATAATCCATATGAGGTAAAATATGAGCACCAGGTTTCTTAATTATAAATCTTGCTCTTGTAGGTTTTGATTTAAACATTTTCATTACTTCTTCAATATATGTACCTCTCAAACATTCTATTAAAGTTGTATAATTTCTTTCATCATATTTAACGTCTCTATGACCTGCTAAAGGTAAAGTATAATCACTACCCTCTGTTAATTCTGTAATAGGTATTTGTTCGTATAACTCATTTAAAAATGGCGTAGCACATTTGACATTTAAATTATCTCTATACTTAATAAGTTTATGTTTATTATCTTCTAAAATTTTAAGTATTTTATCTGTATCAACTTTTACACCTATCTTTTTATAGTTAGGCAATTCATTTCTATTTTTCATCTTAATACTTTCTCAATTATCAATCCTGATAAGTCATATTTACCTAGTCTTATTTTCTTCCAGTTTTCGTGGTGTGTATCGTGATATCCTTCACCAGCTGCAAATAAATTTATAATATGATTGGTTACAGGTCTACCATTCTTATGACCTAATGTATTAAACAAACCATAAAATATATAACTTAATACAAAAGGCATTACAATAAAACCAATAAAAAATTTAAAACTAATTAGTAAAGATAAAACAGCACTAATCAAATGTATTTTATTATAGTTTCTATGAAAGAACATAACTCTAGGATTTTTCAATAAATCTTTTACTAGACTTCTCTTAATATTAGGATACTCAAACATCCATCTATTTAAAAGAACATACCAAAAACCTTTATGTTTAGGTGAGTGTGGGTCTTTTTCAGTATCAGAATATTGATGATGAGCTCTATGAGCAGCCGCCCAACCTAATGGTGATTTAGCACCTGTTAATACAATTAAATATAATATAATATTTTCTACCATAGGAGACAATTTAAAATTTTGTCTATGAGTAAAGTATCTATGTAATCCTATTGATAAACCAAATATTGCTATTATCTGATACCAGATTGTTCCTAAAATTAATGTTTCTACCATATTGCTATTCTATGCATTAGCCTTTCATTCATTTTTTCAAAGGCGTGTCTTTTATGTATTGTTAGCCATTGTTCACTAACAACTAAATCGCCATCTTTCCAATGATGGTCGTATCTATATTTATCTTGTAAGATATGATTTTTTAAGTATTCGTATAATGTCTTTGGTATTCCGTCCATAATCTGTAAAAAAGGAAAGAACAATCCTTTTTGACCATATTCATTTATATAAATTAATTTATATTCTTTATCTTTATTATGATGTTCTTTAAAAGTAGGGTCATCTGTATAACCACCTCTCTTAAAACCACAGGTAAATTTTACATTATGACAATGTGCTTTTATATCATCTGGTAAATCTTCATATGCTTTCTTATTATCAATCCAACTAGTGATACTACCCTCACTACCTTTAACTGCATAAATCCAAACTATCGAAGCTCTATTAGGGTCGCTAGGTTTATTGGCGTGCCAATCTAAAAGTTTTTTATGGCCAAACAAACCACCTTCGGTAACGTGAACTATACCTGGTAATTCTCCTTTAAATTGTTTATGTAATTCTAATTGTCTTTCGTTCTCTGGCTTCTGAACTTTACCTAAAGACTCTGCTAATTTTAATTCTTCTTCAGGACTTACTTGACCAATATTATCAACACATACTAAATCTGTAAATACTTTTTCTCTTGTTATTTCCATCTAATTAATTCACCTACTTTTTTTAAAGATTCTTCATTACATTCTACATTCATCACCATCATATAAGCATTATCTTCATATGAAAATATACTATGCATTTTATTTGTGTTTACAAAGTATGCTGTACCCATATTAAAATGTAAAGGTTTACCATCATACATAAAAAACATACCTGGTGGATTACAACATTTTAAAGGCACCAATATTCTAAAAGACTCTTGTTCACCTACGTGTCTCATATCTCTATGTGGTGGAAAAAATCCACCTCTTTTAAAATTTAAATAATGTGTTCGCCATAACCAAGGCTCAAAGGGCTCTACTAGTTTTCTTGTTTCATAACAATTCTTATATACGTCTGTAAAAGTTTTAAATGAACTTTCGTTATATGATGTACCATTTTCTTTATTGTATTCTGCAATAGAATCTAAATCTATGCCGTTTAAACTACCGTCTAAACTGGTAACACTTAAGCCGTATCTAGGAATATCTTTTCTGGGGTTATATCGCTTCCATTCATATTGTTTTGTATTATACAGAAGCTTAGAGACATTACAATTTAATCTCAATTCTATAACATCACCAAAAGTCAGTAAATTATTATAATTCATTTCATCACCTTTAAAATATATGTTCCTCCTATTTATATAAATATCCGTATGATTAATATAGTATGTACCAGTAAACCTGGTGATGGATTGCTTTGTTATAGTTATGAGCATTGTTGTTATTTAAACTCAATAGGGATTGAAGCTCAATTGGTAATAATCACTCATTATAACTTTTCAAAAAAACATTACATAGACGCAATAACAGAAAAGTACAAAACTTGTACTAATATAATATTTGATTTCTATACACCAGAAACAAATGACATTACTTTTATATTAGGTAGAAGTATGTTAACTTTGTTATGGAAAAGTAGAGACGAATATTCTACTGACCAATTAATGACTGGTCATCTATTGTTTAACAATAAGCTGATATCTGTATATTCTGAAAATCACGTAAAAGAATATCCGATTGCACTAGAATATTTTAAACCTAAAGAAGTTTATGACTTATGCGATTATGATGTTTACCCTAATGGTGTTGGTACTCAATATGAGAAAATGATTAATTTTGAAGAGTATAAACCAGTAAAAAATGACGTACAATTTGAGTATCTATTTTTAGGTACAAATGACGTGTATTATAAAGAGGTGGATAGATGGATAAAAGAGTGTCCTAGGTGCTTTACATCACACGGAATATTGACATATGACGAGGATTATATTATAATAGACTACAATAATATATTTGCGCCTGTTCATAATTTACTAGGTCTTTTTAACACATATGTTTACACAAAGAACTATTATGACCCAGCGCCAAGACTTATACAAGAATGTAAATGGCTAGGTAAAAATATAGAATATTTAAGAGATAAAAATATAAAAGATGGCGGTCCTGTTTATATGAAACGACCTGTGCCTACTAAAAAGATGTATTCAGATAATGCAAAAGTATTAGTAAAATTGATTGAGACTATAAATGAAAAAAATATTATTAGTTAGTGGTTGTAGTTTTACAACAAACAAATATGAATCTGCTCATCATCCTGATTTAGTAGCAGATTGGCCTAAATGGCCTGAATTACTGGCTAAAAAATTAAATATGAATTGTATCAACGTAGGTCAATCAGGTGCTGGTCAAGAATACATTTATAATAGTTTAGTTAGAAATATAAATGCAAAAAATATAGGTTTAGTAATAGCAGGGTGGTCAAGAGCCAGTCGTAGAGATTATTATTATGTAGATAGAAATTATTGGCACAATGATTTATGGGACGATAAAGGTGATAATCATTATTTTATAGGTAGAACTTTAATGTTTCAATATAGTTTTCAACAATTGTGTAAATCTTTAGGATTAAAATATAAACAAGTACAAGTAATTAATTCTTACGAAACTGCTATTTGGGCTAATGAAAAAGAAATCTGGCCTAAAGCTAAAGGCAAAGTTTATAGTAGAAGAGAGCATTATTTACATATACAAAAAAATCCTTTATTTAATTTAATTGATAAAAACTTTATGGGTTTTCCTGGTAAAGAACTTGGTGGTTTTTGTATGCAAGATTTTTTAAAACCTGAGGATTATATATCTGAAATAGATAGACACCCTAACGCAAAAGGTCATCAAGTTATAGCGGAGGAGTTTTATGCACGGATGGGATAAAGAATATGAATTATACTCTGACGAATACTTAAAATTATTTGATAAAGTTATGAAACAAGAAAATCAAGAAGGCAACATTGAGTTTCTTGAAGATAGTTTATCTGATATGTTTGGTAGAAACGTTGTTGTTTGTAATAGTGGTACAGACGCACTATTCTTTTCATTATTAAAAATAGGTGTGGGTAAAGGTGATGAAGTATTAACAACAAACTTTTCTTGGATATCAACTGCGTCTTGTATATCAATGGCTGGTGCAACACCAGTATTTTGTGATATTAATATGCCTGATTATCATATGTCTTTAGATAGTATTAAAAGGATGTATTCTGACAAAGTAAAAGCCATAATTTATCCTCACTTATTTGGTAATATGTCTGATACTAGCAAAATAAAACAATTCTGTCAAGAGAAAAATATTCATTTTATAGAAGACGCTTGCCAATCTTTAGGTTCTAGTTTAAATGGTAATTTAGCCGGAACGATAGGTGATATTAGTACATTAAGTTTTAATGCAAATAAAGTTGTAGCTGGTATTGCTGGTGGTGGTGCAATATTAACAAACGGCGATACAGAGATATTTAAAAGATTAAGAAAACACGGCGAACATAAACAACTAGGTTACAATTCTAAAATGTTATTGTTTAATGCTGAATTTATTAACTTTAGATTAAAAAAACTAGGTGATTATATTAAAAGAAGACAAGAACGTGCCAAATACTATGATGAAAAATTGAAAGAATATGTAACCATACAAATGACACCAGATAATTTAAATCATAACTATCACAAATATGTAGTTAGATTTCAAAATAGAGAAGTAAGAGATAGAGTAAAGGCTAAAATAGGTCAAATACATTATGATAAACCTATTTCAGATAATATAATGTACAAAGATATTGAACATAGAAAAGATGATGATTTTATAACCAGAATAGTTTGTGATTCAATATTAACATTACCTTTACATCCTTTTATGAAAAAAGAGGAACAAGATAAAGTAATTAATACTATATTATTATTGATATGATAGAACATAATAAATCATTTACTCAATTTAGTTATATTGACAATAAAGGCAATATGATTGACATTACCGATAAATGCCCTATTGAGTTATGTCAAACTATGAGAAAAGTTTTAGGTGATGATATGTTTGATGAAAGTTTAGTAGATAAAGAAGTAGAAGATATCTACCACTATTTAATTGAGAAGACTTATCAAATGCCAGATTGGGTTGATATATCTTCATACTTAACAGGTAAACCAAAAGACAAGTTATTAATAGCATTTAATACTTTCTTTTTTAAAATGATAAAATGAAAACATTTAAAGAGATACAAGATAATTATAGAGCCATAGATTTCTTTTTATCTATGTCGTGTAATAAAGATTGTCATTATTGTACGAGTTATACTTTAGAAATGAGAAACTTAACGGTTGATATGAATTTTTTAAGAATGTGTTTAGAATATTTAAAAAATTATAAAGTAAGAATTAACTTACTAGGTGGTGAACCAGGTCTAATCAAAAATTTAGATGAGGTTATTAATGAAATTAAAAAGTATCCTAATTTTGTATGTTCAGTATTATCAAACTCATTTGTTAGAAAAAGATATCCTCATATATTAGAAGATAAAGATATATTATATGTTGAACATAATATATTAGATTGGTATGAAGACGAGGTTAAAAAACTAGGTAATTTTGATTATGTACCAGAAAATGATAAGAATAATTTTAACGTTGTTGTTAGAACACCAAACTACTTTAAATACAAAGACAAATATCCTGAAGTATTAGAAAAGTTGAATCATAAGAATACTATGTGGAAAGCATTTAATGGCAGGTCACCAGAATTTACAGATGTTATACAGGCTGAAGAAATAGATAGGAAAATGTGTGCAGCTTTTCCACAGGTGCCTGTAATAGATTTTGAAAAAAGACATATTGTTCATTGTAGTAAGAAGTTTGCTAATAACAAAGAACTATCTAAAACGTTTGACTTAACGCAAGAGAATATAGATAAGATGATGAACTGGCAATTATTTAAGTATGAGAACTATTGTAAAACTTGTACCGAATGGGTACCACCAAAAGGTCATTTTCCTTTTAGAAAATATGCGAAGGTGTTAAATGCATAAGATAACCGCTGTAGCTTTAAACTTACACGACCATAATGTTTATGATGGCAAATTACATAAACAAATGGAAAGATATACTAGATTTAAACACAATCTACCTTATCACGCTGAAGCCTATGACCACGATAATGATAAGTTAAATACAAATGATTATAAACTAAACAATGAATTTGTAAATGAATATTTTAAAAAGACAGATGGTGTGTTAGCATTTTCTTATACTCTAGGTGGTATTAGAATGATAAAAGAAATTATAGATAAAGAGTTTCTTAATTTTGTACCAACTAAATTATTTGACTATGTATTTAAAGATGATATCTATTATTGTGACCATCATCAAGCTCACGCTACATATGCTTTGATAAATTCTGACTTTGAGTTTTCAGATATACTTGCCATTGACGGAATAGGTGCTAAATTTAGATGTATATTTGTTGATAAAGATACAAACATAAAAGACTTATCAAAAGAACTACCTATTGGCTGGTTATGGAATCAGATGTCTAAACTAACAGGATTCGGGTCATTAGGCGCAAGTAAACTGATGGGGTTAGTCGGCTATGGTAGTTTTAATCAATACTACTATGATGTGTTTGAAACGATAATCTCCGGCGATATCCGAGAGAAGAAGTATGATATTCATAATCTAATCAATATAGAAAAGTATGGTAAAGAAGACTTAGCACATACTCTACAAAAATTTACTTTAGATAAAATTAAAGAACATATCTATCCACTTAAAACTTGCGAAAATCTTTGTATTGCTGGTGGTGTTGCATATAATGGTTATATGAATGAAGAGTTTTTAAATCATTATGAAAACGTATATGTACCACCTGCCGTAGGTGATGAAGGCCAAGCATTAGGTGTTTATCAACACGCAAGTTATAATCTAAATGAAGAAGTACATAAAACAGAAACTTTTGCTGGTCAAAAATATAATTTTCCTGGTTTCATATATGCTGACTATGAAAAGATTGCAAAAGAAATTGCTAGTGGTAAAATAGTTGGTTGGTTTCAAGATAGAGCAGAAAGTGGTAATCGTGCATTAGGTAATAGAAGTATATTAGCAGACCCTAGAAATCCTAACATTAAAAATATTATTAATAGTACAATAAAAAAGAGAGAAGATTTTAGACCATTTGCACCAGCTGTATTAGAGGAACATTATAAAAATTATTTTGATACAAGATTACCAAGTCCTTTTATGTCTCGTATATGTAAAGTTAAATCAGATGAAGTGCCTGGTATTACTCACGTTGATAATACTGCAAGAATACAAACGGTCAATAGAAAGTTTAATCAAAAGTTTTATGATATTATAAATGCATTTTACAAAGAGACAGGTGTACCTATGTTATTAAATACAAGTTTTAATTGTCAAGAACCTATTGTAGATTCACCTGAACACGCTTTAAAAACATTTAAAAAAACTGCATTAGATATATTAGTAATTAATGATAAGGTTATGTACAAATGAGCACGTTTGATTTACTAGAAAAAAGACACCACGTTAGAACTTATAAAGATAAGGTGCCTTCAAAAGATAAAATAGAGTTTGCATTATGGCAAGCCTGGAAAACAACACCATCTAAAAATAATGCTATGCCTTATAAAGTAATTGTTTATGGTCCTGAACATAAAGAAGAAAAAATAAAAGTTTGGAATATGGTATTACAAAATCATCAAACCGCCGAAGTAAAAGCAGTAAAAAGAGGAGAGGCAACAAAAACTGAAGGCGGTAAACCAAACCCTTATTACGAACATATAAAATTAAATCCCTATTTGTTTTGTATTCACGCTCAACCTAGAGAACCAAATAATTTTTATAAAAGAAGAGTTGAACTAGGTATGTTTTTTGACCAAGCCTGGCCAAGTAGAGTTAATAAATTTATTGATACAACTGCTGTTGAGGTAGGAATGTTTATACAAAACTTATCAAGTTATTTACTTGAACAAAATATAGACGTATCATATACTTCTTGTTTTGGCAGAGATATAAAAAAATGGCACGATATGGGATTAAAAGACGCTGATTATAGACCAATAGTTTTAATGTCAGCAGGTTATAGTGAAGTATATAGATATAAACTAAAAACTTCAATGTATAAAGGCGTAGAAGATATTAAACCAGAGTATGAGGAGATTATTAAATGGAAATAGACCTACAATTATTTAAAAATATAATGAGAGAAGGCAGACATAATACTGACCTTTTAGATTCATTTAGTCCTAATCAATTTAAATCTAAAGAAATGTTAATCAAAATGGTTAATGATTTAAGTATGGTTGATAGTAATAGTGAAATAGTTATATTGGGTGGTTGGTATGGTAGTATATTAATACCTGCTTTTAAACACGTAAAAAGAATTACTTTAATTGATTTAAATGACCAAGTTATTGGTTTAGCTAAACGTAGATTATTTAATCATTATAATAATGTAGATTTTATTACAAGTGATGTTTGGAATGAAAACAGATTAGGTAGAATACAAAATGCAAATTTAATTATTAATACATCTTGCGAACATATGCGACCTATGAAAGAATTAAAACTAGATACAAATGCCTATTTTGCCTATCAATCAAATAATATGAGAAGTATAAAAGACCATATTAATTGTGTGGGTGGTATTGATGAGTTTCAAAAACAATTACCAGATAACGCTAGAGTTTTAGATAAAGGTATAATTGAAGATGAAAGAGGCTTGAGATTTACTCTTGTTGGAAAATATGAAAAAATTAATTTATAGTATTTACATAGAAGTACCTGATAATGAGTTTGTTGATAATAAAAAAACAAACTTAAATACTAAAAATGAGTTTATTGAAAACTATCAAAAACTTATTGATTGTAAAAAAGAATATGCTGATAGTATTGGCGCTGACTTTGTATTAGTAAATAAGTATAAAGAATATTATGATGAAATGAAAGGTAAATATCCTTTCTTAACAACTTACAACATAATAAACTTTTATAAGATATTTCTATTATATAAATTTTCATCAAAATATGACCAAATATTATATCTTGATTTTGATGTTGTGCCTAATACTAAAGAAAACTTTTTTGAAGTATTTGATTTATCAAAAGGTATCGCTATCGCAAATAATAATAACAAGGTTGCTAGAATAGAAGATATATCTGAAACTTCTCAAACAATTAGAAGTCCTAACTCAAAGTATTACAATGCTCAAGCAATGTTATTACATAGAGGTCTTAGCTCAGATGTTGATGTAGTTAATACAGGTATTATAGGTGTAGATAAATCTCATTTATTTCAATTAGAGTATTTTAATCAATTTGACCAAGATATGATTACAATGACACAATTGAAATTTGATACAAGTATGTTTCCTAAAAAAATAGTAGATTACTTTGGTTATGATAATGAAACTTTGTTTAGTGTTAAGTTAAAAGAAAAAGATGTATCTGTACAATGGCTAGATGATAAATGGCATTATTTTTTCTATGATAATTTATTCATACCTGAAGATACAAAATTAATACACGCTATTAACAAAAGATTTGATATTGTTTGGAGAAATGTAAATGCTTAAAATATGCACCATATATTTTAAAGGTTTATATACGCCAGACTATGTATCTAATTTTTATAATAGTATTAGAAAACATACTAGTGTGCCTTTTCAATCTGTATGTATTAGTGATACAGATGTTGAGGCAGATATTGTGTTACCATACAATCATTATGGTAGTATAAAAAAACATTGGCATAAATTAAAATTTTTTAGCCCTTTATATGGTTATCAAAATCCTGGTGATGATATTATTATTATGGATATTGACCAAGTAGTTGTTAACAATATAGATGACATATTAAATCATAAAGTTAAAGATGGTGTATTATTAACTTATGACGCTTGGTGGGATAATAAGTTAGGTATTAATGGTGGTTTTTATAAATTTAAATCAGGAACTTTAAGTAATATATGGGAAAACTTTGAATTAAATCCTGAATATTGGCAAAACACTTACTACGAAAGAGGTATTGTACATAAAAAATATTATGGTGAACAAAACTATGTGTGTATGATGGCCAAACAAAAATTTAAATTAAAAAAATTACCTGGAAAAATCTTATATAAAAAATCAATTGATTTTAGAAGAGATTTAGAATTACAAAAAATATATTGTAAAAAATTTAAAAAAAATTTTTCGATATACTAAATCTATTTTAAATAGTCTTTTGGTTAAGATTTCTATCATATAAGAAAATAAAAGACTCTTTTTGGGCGTGCTGATTT